ACGCAAACGCTTGGCGGTATTCACGAAGGCGGAGAGCCGCACGATACGCGGGTTTACACACGCGCCGAACTGGACGAAATGCGACTGAAGAATCCGGCGGAATTTCGCCGGGTCTCCAGAGAAATCGCGGCCCAGCTTGACGCTCATCCCGAGCAGACTGCGGACATTCTCAATCGGTCGATCGGGCGGTAATGCAGCAGCAATTCACTATAGACCCGACCAGCCCGTTTCCGCTGGAACTCGGTGGCTATTCGCCGCAGACTGTCAAGAATCAGAGCCAGCGGACGGGAATGGCGCGCTGGGGGCCGAACCAGGAATGCCGCCACTGCCATGAATTGCTTCGCGTAAAGCACGGCCTCACGCCGCAGGGTCACTCGCTTGGCTGGCTGCTACGCGGTTTCGGCCCGTTTTGTTACGGATGCAATCTCTCAGCTTGGGATGCATGGAAGCGCGGGCTATTTCATGGAATGACAGAGCTGAGCGGGTACTAGCTTTCTTCGTAGTGAGGGATGCGTCAGGGTACGGGAGAATTTAATTCCGATCCCGTGTTCCCGTAGGAGCCGCGTCACTTCGCCGCGTTTTCTTCCGGCGTCGAGGGATATTCCAATAAGGACTTCGACACTTCGGACTCGCGCAACGCTCTGGAGGCTCGGATGAATGACTTTTCCACTCCCATCCGCATCGTTCGCATTTCCATCCATTGAGTTGAATCCTCACAAACGCAGGATACCAACGAATGGTACTCGTGTCAAGGCGTCCAAAAAGTAGGGACTTGCGCTTTTCTGATATTTCGCTCATAGATTGTGGCAACGCAGGTCGTAATGCTTCGACCTTGAGACACCCCATCGGGGAAAGACATTCGCGGACAATACCTAACCGCGTCAACAAAATGGCCGTCGAAAGACGGAGGCGTTGGCCGACTCTAACGAGTCGGGAGGAATTGAAAGGTTCCTCGCCCCCATCAACAGGAAACGCGGGGCAAAAGTTTCGAGTCGGAATTGTCCGACAGGAGTTTTTGCTTTGCGGATTGCTTCAGAGAAAAAACAGTCAGTCAGCCAGCGGAACCTGCTTCCAGCTTTTGCCGGTGAATATTTGCCGGATCGTCTGGCTCGACACTCCGTAGCGTCGCCCGATTTCTCTCATACTTACGCCTTCGGCCTGAAGGCGGCGAATTTCGGGAATATCCTTCTCGGTCAATTTGGAGAGGGCGTGCGCAGAACCTGCGACGCGATGGCCTCGGCGAATGCCGCCAGTAAGGTGTTGCCAACGTCGTCCGTTCACGATCATTCCGATCATCGAGAAGCTGACCTTGAATTGCGCAGAAAGTTCGTATTGTTTTGCGCCAGCTTCGTACAATCGAAGGATTTCGAGAACATCGGCATCGGTGAGTTTGGCCCAAGAGCAGGCGGAACCGAAGACGGGCTTTCGTCGAAGTCCCGTGCGGAGCGCGTGAAGTTGGTTCTGGCTGGGTGTATTCCATTCCAGATTTTCAAGCGTGTTATCGGTTTTGATTCCGTTGATGTGATTGACCTGCCAAGGCCCAGGTCCAATAGGCTCGGGCAGAAAAGCCCCCGCCACCAGTCTGTGAACACGGAAATCCTTTCTGTCTCGCACGAGAACAACTCGACTGTACCCGTTTGGAGTCGGCCAGATGGAAACTGGCTGATGATCGGATGCACGTCGAACGTGTCCAAGGTTAGAAACTTCATACGGCCAGCCTTCGATTGGTTTCCAGATTTCTTCGGTGTTCATAGTGTAGAACTCTACACGATGCGCCGTGCGTCTGTCAACCTCGCGGCTGGCCTTGTTGGGGCGCTATGAGAACATTACAACGCCTCAATAAAGGAGCGTAAACATGCTTTCGCAGGTCGTTGCGAACGATCCGGTCGCCGTCCAGATTTACAGCCAAAGGTTCTTTGCACAGCCCGTAAAGTCGCCCGTTCTCGTGAAGATGATGGCGGCGTCGTTGAATCCGCGCGACATGACGAATTTCGCGCAGTATTTCGACGAACCGCTGCATGGACCGGGCGACAATGTTCGGTACGACCTACTGCCGAACATCGCCAGCCTCGGTGTGCTGGGGGATGCTCCAGTGACGGGGCAGGAAGTGCCGATCAAGTACACGTCGGGGGTGGTGGTAATCAATCAGCACCGGCTCCCGATTCTGTGGAATGGCCGAATGAGCCAGCAACGCGCTCCGTGGTCGGCACGGGACGCGATCTACGTCATCGCGTCGAACTGGATCAAGGAGCTTTGGGGATACGCGGCGCTGAATCAGGCGGCGGGAAACACTGGACAGCCCGATGTACGGGCGACTGGAATGAACCCCGTCACTGCGATTGACTCCGCGCATATCATCCTTGCTGGCGGGGTCGCAAACATTGCGGCGCTGACTCAAACGCCGGCAGCCAGGTTTGAACTCGGCATGATCAATCAGGCGGTTGCGCTAACGCGCGCGCTACCGTTTCCGATCAAGCCGGTGGTGGTGAAGGGAATCGAGATCAACGGTCTGATCTTTATCCACACCTATCAGGCGCGTGATCTACGGAACAACTACGATCGCGGGCAGTGGGGAGATATCTTCTCCAGTCTGCTTCAAGGCGGCATCGCGACGGGCAACCCGATATTCGTCGGAGCCCTTGGAATCATCAACAATTGCCCGATTCACGAAGATGCTCACGTTCCGTGGGGCGATTCGACGCAAAACCTCTGGTTCAATCCGAATGCCGCAGGTGGCAACGGTGCGCTGGTCGCATCGCCGGGCGCACTCGGAGCACCGGGCAATGGAACAACTTCAGTCGCCTACGGCATTATGGTCGGAGCGCAGGAATTGGCGGTGTCATTCGGCGCGGTGGACATTGTGGACAGCGAGCCGATGCGGGTCAATTGGTACGAGGAATTGCTGGATGCGGGCAACGATCTACGAGTGACGCTCACCATGATCTACGGCTTCCAGCGGACGATCTTCTACGGCCAGACATACGCTGGTATCGGCCTTTACAGCTTCGCGTCGCCGACAGGAGCATAAGGAGAAACGATCATGGCACAAGTTAATTGGTACGCTGCTGATTACGGCAACACGCCGCCGCAGATGCAGCAATTCACGCCGGTCGTGCGACCTTTCAACGTCCAAGTCAATACGACCGCCGGAGCCAGCTACGGGACACAAGGCTATGCGCCTGTTTCGACGCTTACCTCGACCTCCCCAGATCAGATTCATCTTTGCACTCTGCCCGCTCAGGGCTCAGGCATCGTGATTCTCGATTGGTTTCTTGACTGCGGGGAACTCGATACTGGCAGCCATGCGCTCGTGATGGAACTCGGCCTTGCGCTTTTGACGCTGGACCCGCTACAGAACACCGCACAGGCATTGGGCTTCTTCGCAACCGGGATCACGCCGGGAGCTGGTGGCGGTCAGGTCAGTCCGCAATACGCCGGACTCAGTGCCACGATTGTCAGCGGTGCCGTGCCCTATACCATCGCGGATGGATTGCCGAATACCAATGGCGGTCTCTATGACTTGGTGCTGACGGTGACGACCTCGGCGGGTACTGTGTCGGCAACCGCCGCGTACATTCGCGGATGGATTCGATACGCACAAGTCTCACAACCTTGGGCCAATTAGGCAAATCGGCGAGGACGTTGAGCAGTACGGAGCCAAAGATCGTGACGACCAGCAGCATCGAGATGTTTGTACCCAGCCTTGAGCAGTTCGGCTATCGGACGCTTGATGATGAGATATGGCAAAATCTCGTTGATGAGAACGATGGCCGGATTGGTCGAAACCATCCAGCGGTGCATTTTCATTTTTCCAAAACGATTCAGCCGATGATCGGTGCAGACGTTGCCAGCAGGAATTTTCTTGTGGAGCCAGTCGACGACTTCGCGATTCGTATTGCCGATAGAAATCCAGATTCGGCAGCGATTTGTCATTACTCCAGCCCGACGTTCTTTGGCAAAACTGATATTCCCCTCGCCATCGAGAAGACCGGCAAGATACCCCCGCTCTGCCTCAGTCAGTTGCGAGATAATGGTATCTTGATCGAATCGTCTTCGATGCGAGCAAAGGCCGAGTCTCTGCATTTTGTTGGCTATCGCATTAGGACTGCGGCCAAGTTGATCAGCCAATATTCTCAAATTCGGATGCGGGCTTGGCGCTTCGTAAAGAAACTGAAGATCACGTTTTGTCCAGCGTGGGCATTTATGGCTCTGTTGCATGTGGATACGCTAACACATCCAACAGCAGGAGTAAAATAATGGCATCATCTGAGCAGAGAAGTGCGGACGCTCTAGAGCGAATCGCAAAAGCGCTTGAGTATTTCATGGAAGACGAAAAGCAGCGCAAAGCAGAGTACACCAAAATCACCGAACCGGAAACACTTGCGCCACCTCCGGTTACTCCTCAAGTACCTGAGCCGCCGTCATCTCCTCCGTCTGCTCTGGCGCAAGCAGTGACACCTGCGGAAACAACGTAATGGCAGTCGATCGAAAAAGCCTCGCAATGCGCATACCGACTGAGGTGCCTTTTGAGGGCAAGGGTAGTTGGCAAGTCAGCGACGAAAACAACGAGCCGCATTCGGAAGAATATTACCCGGATGGATTCTATGCGCCGGATTACGTTCGCCGGGGCGTACCAAGCGAGATGAACCTTGACCGGATGATTTCGCCGGTTCGGGCAGATCGCGAGAATGGCTATCTTCCCGGTGCGGTGCGTACCGACATCCCGTGGAACTTGCCATCGCATGAGCGCAAGCGGCTGGAAGTCAAGGCTCAAGCGGAAGAACTGAATCGCAAAGAGGCGGCGCATCGTATGCGCGCGCGATCGCTCAGAATCACCGAAGGTAACGTAACTGGAGGCTTTACAGGCCCACCCGACCGGGTGAGGTAGGAGTATTTATGGCGACGAAAAAGATGGGTTCGATTTTCGGCGGTCTATCTGATCGCGGTCCCGGCACGAAGGGTATGGACGGCACACAGGAAATCGCTGATCCAAATCTCGAAATCGGAATGAATCGGCCTCTGTGGTATCGCGACCGTGCGGGCTTCGGCACGTCCGAAGACATGACTACTGGCGGACGCACCGCAGCTTTCGGCAGTTTCGCCGGTCCCGAAGTCGGCGAGAACTATCAGGAACCGATGGGCGAGGATCGCGCCAAAGTCACCTACGTCCGCTCGAATGCGATGAAGCTGATGGACGGGCCTGGCGAGATGGCGGCTGGCGAACGCGGCGGAATGGTGTCTGAGGCTGCACCGCAGAACTACAGTGCGGCGGGAAAGGAGTAAGCCGTGGCGAAGAAGAAAGGCAGCAAGAAGAAAAACAAAGAGTGCTGATTTATGCCCGCGAAGACGGAGAGGCAGCGTCAATTTATGGGCGCGGAACTTCGCCGCAAGCGGGAGGGCAAGGCTACTGAAACAGGGATGAGCGAAAAGCAGTTGGCCGATTTTGCGCGTAAGCCGAAAGGCCATCACGCACACGGCAAGGCGCATCACGCTTATGGCTAGAGAGAAATTCATCGATCCAGTCGGCAGTGACGAATACGACTCCGGACTCAAGGGCAATGCCTGCGTTAACTTCTTTGGCGGCTCAACGGGGCTGTTGGAGTCGAACAAGATCGTACTGATCGAGGGCACGGGAACGCCGCCGCCGAGCGAGCACCCTATGAAACAAAATCTGGGCAATCTCCGCTGGTTCAACGACGAAGCGTGAAATGAATGCCGAATCAGCAAGGGCAGTTGACATGGGCCGATGTGAAAGGACAGGTTGCATTCCGCCTCAATCGGTCAACTCTCGATCCCGCCTTCATCCAATTGATGGCCGAAGAGCGTGCGGACATTCTCGCGTCCGAAGGCTACTACCCGTCGCAGATCACCGACACGTCGATCACGACTCAACCCGGCCAATACATGTACTTGCAGCCGAAGGGCACCGTGAAGATTCTCATGGTGCGCTTCTTGCTCACACAGGTTTGGATACCGCTCTCATGGGCGCGGCGCTACGAGGACATCCTGCTTGCCGATCCGGTGCAGCCGCCGTTTACCGCGATCCCAAGTTCGGCGCGGTCATTCGGCAGACTGCTCAGATTATTTCCGACACCAAACGGGCAATATCCGCTCGAATTGTCGCTGGAAGCAGCGATCCCGGTGCCGACCGACGATCAGGACACGGAAAGTTTTTGGGTGAACGAGGGCCGTCCGCTCATGATCAATATGACTTGCCAGCATATCGCGCAGGAATATCTCCGCGATCCCGACCGGGCGGCATTGCATGAGAAGTCGGCGAACGAAGCAAAGGATGCGCTTGAGGAACAGACGCATACTCGGAATGGGCCGGTCGTTTTAGACCCGCACTACTAAAGAGAGGAATCGAAATGAAAAGCAAACTGCACTACATCGTTCTTGGCCTGATCGCCTTGATCGTGACGGTGGGACTCGTCACAAATCCGCCGGGCAGCGCGCGCGCCGGTTATTCGGGTTCGACGCCGGTTGCGGTTGGCACGGCTACGCCTGTCGTCGTCATACAGGCGGGCAACAAGAGCCTTCTCACTCTCTGTAATACGAGTGCGGCCAACACCGCCTACTGCCTGGCTGGACCAGCCGCGAGCATCGGCGTCGTATCGAGCACCAACTGGAATATCATCGTTCCCGCCGCCGTCGCGTCGGCTGGCAACAGTTACGGCGGATGCTGGAATTCGCCGCTGCTTCAGAAACCGACTCAGTTGGGTCAAGGTGTTGCAATACCGGACCAGATAAATTGCATCGGGAACGGCCCGATTACGATGCAGTATTACTATCGTTAACTGGACGGAATTGGCACGGATGAATGCCTGTACCGACACCCAGAACGAGCACGCCATCGCAGCCAACGAGGTATAGCGATTACGCGCCTGATACCGATCCGATCACGCCGGGTAATGTCCAATCCTCATTTGGCTATTATCCCTCAGAGAAAGGGTTTCGCACTTTCCCCGGCCAGCGCGTTCTAGGTTCCGGCCTCCCTTCTACTTGTCTCGGCGCGTACAGCGGCATTCTGCTGACGCTGCCGACCGCCACGGTTCCCGCGCCTCCATCGACACCAATTCTTGTCGGCGCGACTGCGCAGGGGCTTTACGTTGCCGATGCGAACAGCAATATGAAAGTGTCCCAGCTTGGATTTCTGAACGGGACAGGCACGAATCCGACAAATCGCTGGCGCTTTGCAGCCTATGGACAGGATTTGCTTGCGGTCAACGGCGTCGATGCGGATCAATTCTATCGGCTTTCGGCTGCAAAGTGGGCACCGCTGCCAGCGGGGGCGGATGGCTCTACGGCTCCGGTTGCTGCAATCGTGGAGGCGACCGATTACGCGATCATTCTGGTGCCGCCGAATTCCTACAGCTTCGTTTCCTCATTGTCAGACAGTCCGCCGAGTTGGCTTGGGTCGGTTCCGAATCAGGTCTATATTCAGCCAATTCAGCAGACCGAAGGCGCGATCACGGCGGTACGGCGGCTCCGCAACACGGCGATTTTCTACAAGGCCAATTCCATGTTCGTCGGCTACTTCAATGGCGGCACGACGGGATGGGACGTGCAGGAAGTGTCGCTGCAAATTGGAGCGCCTTGCCAAGAGGCGGTAATCAACACCGGAGACTACCACTACTTCTATGATGGAGTGTTTAAGTTCTGGCAATTCGACGGCTGGAATCTGACAGAGCTTCCGAATCACCTGATCGAATGGTTGCAGCGGGACATAAACCCCGCCTACGCTCAGAATATGGCGGGACAGTTCGATTCGAGCCGAGACTTGCTTATCTGGTGCTACTCCAGCAAGTACGCGAATCCCGAAGGCTCTTTCGATAGCAGGCTGATTCACTATCGGCGTCAGCAGCGATGGGCGTTCGAGCGGCTGGCGGTCGATCTGCCGATTCCGAGTCTGTATCAGGCTCCGAGCACCGGACTTCAATATGCGGGCTTTTTCAGTACCGAGCACGCGCCAATCGTGTACGATAATGCCGTGACGCCGGGGCAGGCATATATTACAAGCAATCTTTTCGGGGACTACTTTTATGTCTTCGAGTCTCAGCGCGTGCGTCCGGGCTTCGGACCTAACGGGTATCCGACCTATTCGACACTGACGGCGCTGAATCAGAACAAGGGCGGTGGGTATCAGTGGATTGGGCCGACTGAAACTCTGACCGATGATGGCTGGTATGATTTGAAGAATACGGCTCGCTTGCAGAGCTACCAGCTAACGACTCGCGGGTTTGCGGAAGTGATCGAATTGCAGCCTGTGTTGATTCCATGCGGAGATGTCGGCTGATGGCGACTCCTAAACCACTGCCGCTTCGTCTGATACCGAAACCAGCGCCACGCTCAATGCGGCTGGCGGATAGTGTCGGCAACCATGAAAAGTACCTGCTGACGCTTTCGCAGTTCCTACAGCAGAACAATCAGGACTTCCAGACTTCGGCGACTGACCAGAACGGGCAGGAAAGCGGTGGGATCGTGCTGGCGCAGCATCTACCGTCACGCTTTCATGCCTACCAGTTGAGTGCGCCCATTGCGCCTCATGTCGGCGATCTGCCGAGCCAGCCATCGGCGGTAACTTACGACGGGCCTTTGAACCTGACGGCGGCTTCGCTTCCCAATGGCGTGAATTCGACCTACGGTTATAGTCGCTGGACCGGCTACATCAATCCGCCAACTCCCGCACTCTACACATTTCATCTAAAGTCAGCGGGCGGCGGCTCGAATCTATTTATCAACAAGCAGCAATTGGTTGGCGCTCTGACCGCAAACTCAGTGAATCAGGCCGCGCAGATTCAACTCGGCGGCGGTCCTGTACCTATCGTGACTGAATTTCAGTACGGCACCGAAGATCCAGCCCTATCGCTGATGTATTCTGTTGGGGGCGGAACCCCGGCACTTGTGCCGAATAGCTGGCTATCAAATTCGGTAAATCAGATGACGGGCTACTTGGTCGGATATCATTGGAACGGAAATAGGGCGTGCTACTACCCATGAACAACAAGAACGGACATATTCAAGTTGCGCCGACCATCAGGCTCCGCATGGTGAAGGCGGATCGAGCGCGTATGGTTGCCGAGTGGCCGAAAGTCCGGCTGGGCTGCCTTATGCTGAAAAACTCCGACAAGTATGCCGACGCGGGGAATTGGACGCCGGAGCACATTCGCGCGCAACTTGAGATGGGCTTTGTGGGCCGGAGCAGTTGCGAACTGTTCTGTTTCGATAACGAGCAGAATCAGATGCAAGGCTTCGCCGTCACGATCATCGGCAACTGCCCGTACTTGCAAGTGCCTCAGTCGTTGATTTTGTGGGTGGTCTATAGTTTCCGCCATCCGACCGGCGCGGAATCGCGAACCATGCTGCGGGAATTGAAAGCCTATGGGAAATCCTTGGGTCTGCTCTATGCGGATACCTACACGATTGATCCGCGAATCGCGCTGTATCTCCAACGCTACGGCGAGAATTTCCGTGTTGCTCAAACATTGATGAGAGCAAATCTCTGGGAGACAAGCTGATGGGCGGCGGCGGACCTTCAAGCGCACAATCCAGTTCGACCTTCTCGGCTCCCGGCTGGGCAACCGGAGACCTGAAGAAGTATATCGAGAGCATGGCCAGTCAGGTCTTTGGTCCCGGCGGTCCTGGTGGCGGCACGAACGCCATGCCTGCTGGACTCAACCAGCAAGTAGCGCCATTCACGCCGGATCAACAATCCGCTCTTTCAGGAATCAGCGGGCTTACAGGAGTGGCCGAAAATCTGACTGGCCTCGGCGCTAGCGACATCGCTCAATTCGCATCCGGTGCGAATGCAGGACCGAACAATCCTTATCTCGCCGCCTACTACGGTGCGGCGGCGCAACCGACCGTCACCAACTATCAGAACGCCGTGCAGCCGGGATTGCAGGCGCAAGCCGAGCAAACGGGATCATTCGGCGGCACCGGCATGATGGCGCAGCAAGGAGTCAATCAGCAGAACCTTGGCAACACGCTCGCCAACCTTGGTGCGAGCATCTATGAGCCTGCGTATCAGCAGGGCCAGCAACTTCAATTTCAGGCGGGACAGGCGTTACCGGGAGCCGCAGCCGCGATGTATCAGCCCTATCAAGCTCAGTATGGAGCGGGAGCGGCACAGCAGGCGCAAACGCAGGCGGGCCTTAATACGGGATACCAAAATGCTCTGACCCAGAGCCAATGGCCGTTTGCCTTGCTCAGTGAGTACGGGCAGGCGCTTGGAATGGGATTAGGCTCTGGCGGAACTACAATCGGTACGCAACCAATCGTTGGCGGCAGCGGCACGAAACTATAATGCTTGGCATAGGCGATAAATTGAGCGCGATGTTCGGTGGCTCCGGCGTGCTGCCTATCGCTAGTCCACAGCAGCAGGTCGGGAATCTGGCAAATGCGGGGTTTCCGGGGGCACAGCAGATGCAACAGCAAGGAGGCGCAGCCAGCACACCCGCTCTTGCGGGGCCATCGTCAGCTTTTCAGACGGCGTATCTCAATTTGATCGCGCAGGGCGTTGATCCGAGTACGGCGGCGATTCTCGCACAGCAGCAGACATCGCAACAGGGACCGTCCACGGCATCTACAGCAGCGGCGGGTTTGGGCGATGTGGGCTTGGAAGTGCTGCAAGCGAAACTCCGGCCCGAACTTGGCGAGCTACCGCATCCGGTGCCGATAGGCGTTACTGCGCCACGCGGCTTGGAATTGCAGGGACAGCCGGGGCCGAACCCGGCAATCACGACCGCATCGATCATCGCGGAATTGGTGTGATATGGCAGCTTTAGCGCAACAGTTGATGGCGGGGCAGCCAGCGGGTACGGCGGGCGTTACGCCGCAACTCAGTTTGCCACAGCAAGGGCAGCCGGTAAAAGCTAGCGCGCCGCCAGCGCCGGGAGCGATTCAGCAACAGTCGGCGATGGCGAATGGTGGCATGGGTTCGATGATGTCAGCGATACCGGGGCTGGCAAACATGTTTAGTTCGACTGGTGGACCTTCGGGTGGGGCAGGCGCCTTGTCGGGAATAGGGTCGAAGCTCGGCAGTATGTTCTCATCGGGGGCAGCGGCGGGTGGTGGCGCTGATGCGATGTCTATGGTGGCCGAATCTTTGCCAACCTTGGGGGCAGCAGCAGTAGGGGCCTAATGCCAGATACCGATACAGAATCCGGCTCTCTTTGGAGCAGAGTCAAAGACCTCCTGCCTCTTGTCGCTGACGCTGCGATTGGCGGTGCCATAGGCGGTCCTGCGGGCGCGGTTGCCGGTCTGGGCGGCGCGGGGCAGGCGGAGTTTAAGCAGCAGGAACTTAATCAGCAGAAACAGAATCAAGCGTTAGAACGGGCAATGCGGGCGCGACGCACGGCAGTTGAGCAGCAGCGGGCCGACCAGCAAAAGAGTTACCAAGATCAGGAAGTCACCGCGCGCAATCAGGAAGTCCAACTTCGCCGCGACGAATTCAATCAGCGAGTAGGCGCAGCCGCGAAGACTGACGACGCATACAAGCAATGGGTGAGCGGTCAGCCGAAGGACGACCAAGAGCGTTTGCTAGCTATTCCGCCGGGAACGGCTCGTAACAGCATTATCACCGAGCGCGAAAAGAACCGAGACGCCGAGAAACATCGCCCGCAGCTTATGGCCGATCTCGCAAAGCGTGGAGTTGATCCATCGACGCTTGACGGCGTTCCAGCCCGCGACATGGCGCGAATGCTTACGCGTAAACCAGAGACAGGGGCTAAAGTACCCAAGCCGCCGAAGCCGACCGACATTCTGGCCGAGCATGTCGAACTCGGCAAAGGAATCACCACAGCAAGCGATGCGTGGGACAAGGCGCATCCGACTACGGGCGATCCTAATCTCGATCCTGACTCCGCAAAGGTCGCTCCCGCGAAAGCGGCATGGATGACTCAGCGGCTTGCGCTGACGAACAAGGCATACAATCGGATGTCGCCGGAAGAACGCAAGTCGTTTCAAACGGCGCTAACCGGCTATCTTAAGGGCGGCGGGACTGACTTGCAGACGTTCTTGGATTCCCACTTTCCGACGACGCCACCGACTGCGGCTCCAGCACCCAAGGCAGAAACGCCTAAGACTGAAGCGGCGGCAAAACCGTCTGCACCTAAAACACCACCGGCCGGACTGCCGGCGGGTTCTACGCCCAACGATGACGGCACATGGACCTTGCCTGATGGAACGAAAGTGAGACCGAAGAAATGATCACTACGGGCGCACAACCTGATACTTACGATCCGCGTCTCTGGGAGCCGGTGAAGTCCGCGCCGGCTTACGATCCGAAGTTGTGGGAACCCGTGAAAGCGGAAGCATCGCCAGAGCTGACGCTCGAACAAGCCGAAGCAGAAAGGGAAAAGATCGAAGGGCCAGGGCCCGAACTTGAGGACGCACCTATCGCAAATGCCATGATCGCGGGTGCTGCGAGTGGCGGAGTTGGCGCATTAAGAGAAGGCGCAACTGAAGCTTTCGGCAGTTTCGCCGGTCCCGATCTTGCATCGCTTGCTGTGAATGTTGTGATACGGTCGCTTGCGGAAGGTGTCGATTGGGGCGCTTTTACGATACTGTCTGATTGGGGCGACAAGCTGATCGGCGGGCCTCTCAAGAATCATCCGTATCTACGGGAGGCTCTTGACGTGGCTGGCGGCGTTGGCCTTGCGATGAAAATGCCAAGCGCAAGCCGTCTGCCAGGACTGCGACTATCCGCGGCGGAAGCGGAGCGGGGAGCGGACGTGCTCCATCGTCTCGCCGAGCATCGCGCTCTCGCTGGACCAGAAGAAGAAATGGCGGGTACAGCAACTGATTTGTTCGAGGAACCGCCCGCACCGAAAGCCAAGGAACCAGTCGAATTCAAGCCGGAGCAGGAAGTTCGAGAGCCAGAGCCGCCAAAGGAAATACCACAGCCGAAAGAAGACATACAGCAGGCGGTAGCGGCAGGCGATACGGCTAGCGCCAAAGAAGGCGTGCTACAGGAACTTGAACGTCATCCGTCCGCCCAAGTGTATGAGATGAAAGTCGGCGATATGAAGCGCGATCCCGAACGATTCCAGTACAAAAAGGGAACCGATCCAACGACGGGTGCGGGCGCTGCGCTCGGCGACATCAAGACTTATGACCGGGGACTCGGCGGCGTCATTACGATGTATCACGATCCCGATGGTCAGTTTTACGTTGCAAACGGCCATCAGCGCGTCGATGCCTTGGAACGGCTGGAAGGGCCGGAAGCCAGTCACCGCGTCCAGATAATCGAATCACGGCCGGCGGACGATCCAGAAGCTACAAAAGGTGCGATTCGATACGGACAGACGCCAGAGCAGGCACGTTCTTACGGGGCGATCATCAACATTGCCGAAGGTCGCGGCACTGCGATGGATGCGGCACGCTTCTTTCGTTCGCAGGGCATGGACACCTCGACGATGATTGAACACGGTATCTCGCTCGATCCGCGCGAAGAAAAGACGCTGCAAGCGGCGGCGCTCTCCCAACTATCGCCGATGGTCTTTCGTGCCGTCGATCATGGCGTCCTGCCGCAACGTTTGGGTGTCGTCATTGGGCGCGAACTTGGCGACAATCCGACTGCGCAAGATGCGCTCTATCAGATGCTCAAGAAACGCGGATTTCGCGATATGGGGGCGTCGAAACTCGGTGAGATGTTACGGCTCGCCAAGGGCGCAGGAGAAACCACCGAAACGACGATGACGCTCTTTGGCCCGGAGACGATGAAAAAAAGCCTGCTGATGGAGCAGGCCGACGTTCTGGCGGGTATCAAGTCCCGGCTGGCTTCCGAAAAACGGCTGTTCGGTACGGTTGCAGGCGGTGCCGAGCAGATTGAAGAAGCAGGCGTCGGCAAGGTCGATGCCGATACTGGGGAGCATCTATCTACGGTCGCCGCACAGAATCTCGAATTGCTGGGGCGAACGGCCTACGGCGCGGGGCCAGTGAACGATGCCATTAAGGACGCGGCGAAAAAACTGGCGGAAGGCAAGACCAGCAAGAGCGCAATCATCAAAGAGGCATACCAGAAAGTCGCCGATGAGTTGGGCAAGATCATTCCCGAAGCGCCGCAGCAACGCGAGTTAATTCCAGCAAAGTTTGTGGAACCGGCAGAGCCTGAACCTGTTTCGGCGGCTGAGCCTAAGGAGCCGGAGCCGGTCGATATGTATTCCGGCTTGCCGGTTGCGCAGATTGCGCGCAACGTAGTCGATGCGCTTCCTGAAAACGTCCGTAACTATCCAGCGCAGATCGGCAAGCAACTTGTCCGCACTTTCGCGCCGGAAACCGATGGCGCATTCGCCAAGCGCGCGACTGAGATTCAGGAATCCAAAGCGTCGGAGCTTCGCGCCCGCATCGGTTCCGCTTCTCGCGCCATGCGACCGCTACGCGCATGGTTCGATTCACAGCCGGAGTCGGCACGTTATCAGCTTTCATCGGCGCTCGAACGCGGCGATAGTAGCGCCCTGCCAGATGAACTCAAGCCGTTCGGTTCCGCAATGAAGCAGATTACCGACGCGGCGCACGATCGCCTGAATACGCTCAGGCCGGATCAGGAAGTCGGCTACATCAACAATTATTGGCGGCATCTATGGGCGAATAAGCCAGAAGAAGTGCGGGATGCTTTTGAATCGCTCAAATCTGGCGGTGGAAAGGCGCTGACTGCGGGCAAGGGATTTCTCAAACAGCGTAAATTTCCGACGATGGCTGAAGGTATCCAAGCCGGACTGACACCGAAATTCAAGAATCCCGTCGATATGTGGCTGGCGGGTGTGCAGCAGGAGTGGCGCTACCAGACTGGAACCGAGATGTTTAACGCGCTCAAGGATTCCGGACTAACGCACTATGTTCGCGTAGCTGAGCGTCCACCAAAAGGATGGGCCAAGATTGATGATTCGGTGGCTCGCGTGCTGGCTCCGACAGAAAAAGGCATCGCGCAGCTTGGAGAGTACTATGCGCCGGAAGAAGTCGCGCGAATCTTCAACAACTATCTGAGTCCAGGATCGGGTCTTAATCCGCTCATCTCGTTATCGGCCGCAGGCAATCGACTCCGCGTGGAATTTTCAGCTTTCCACTTCATGCTGACTTCGCTCTCGAATATGGCGGGACAAGTCGGGGATCAGTTTATGGCTGGCGTGGGAGACCTGATGCACGGTGACACCGGAGCCGGGATGCTCAAGATCGCAACGACACCGCTCAAGGTGCTCAGTTCCCCATTGCAAACCTATCGGGATTGGAAAGTCGGCAAGAACGTCATTGCCAAGGCGCTGGACGGTCGATTTGAAGACCCGATGGTGCAGGATGCGATGCTTGGCGGTCACGATTTCGGCATGGGGGACCACGAGACGGGAAGCGCGATAGGAGCGGCATCGCGTGGTGTGCTTGGCTGGCCGGCGCAACTCGCCGAGAAATTCGGCGCGGTAATGAAGCATTGGGTGTCGCCGCTCAAGATCGGGACCGCCATGCGGATGTACGGGGCCAAACTTGACGAGGCCGCGCGAGAAAACGGTGATCAGGCTTTAAGCATGGCTGAGCGGCGGACTATCGCGGTTAATGTCCGGCGTCACATGGACAACGTGATGGGGATGATCCACCGGGACAATCTTCATTTCAGCAACGGAATGAAGGATGCGCTGCACATGGTTGTTGCGTATCCAGGCTGGCAGATTGGCTCGATTCGCCTGACTGGCGGGGCGGCTCGCGGCATTGCTACGGGGCTGCGTGGCGGTGAGATGGACGAGCAGGCAGCGATGGCGCTCCGCTACGTCTCCGGCATGATTATCACCAGCGGCACACTTGGCACGATTACCAATTATCTGATGACTGGCAGGATGCCCCGAAGCGTATCCGAAGTATTCCTGTGGCCTACGGGCAAGAAAGACGCCAATGGAAACGACGTGCGGATTGTGCCGCCTGAATACCTCGTGCGGGACTATCTGAGCACGCTAGGCCATCGGCGCACGCAGCCGGGAAATGACATCATGGCGTGGCCGAAAGCGCTTGGAGAAACGGCGCTATCGAAGATGAACTGGCCGTTGGCAGCAGCCGGATACATCATGCGGAATGCCGACTACTTCGGAAAACCGATTAGCTTTCCCGATCTCGATAGCCAGCCGCAGTCGCTTCGCAACATCGTCAATCAGATCGTCAAGTACGGAGAGACGATTGGTAAGGAAGTCGAACCGTTCTCGATGTCCAACTATGAAGAGGCAAAACGCCAAGGCGTCGGCGGAATTCGCACTGGCCTTGCGGCTGGGATAGGGATGACACCGGAATCCCGCGTCTTGCGGCAGACTCCGGCACAGAACTTTATCGATCGTTTCAAGACGCCAAGCCAGCAGCCGCAATCTCCCGATCAGCAACAGCGTCAGCAGATACTTGGGCAGTTTGAAGCCGATCTGCGCCGTGCCCGCCAAGGCGGAGCGCCGGTCAACTTCGGGCCGATCAAGGATGCACTGGCTAAGGGATTGGTTACGACTCAGGAAATTAAGGAGCGAGAAGCTGATGCTCGGCTTCGTCCGTTCGCCAGTGCTGTTAAGAAACAGAATATCGGCGTAGCCTTGCAAGCGTGGAAATTGGCGCATGACAATGGCGATACGCAGGACGAAAACGACGCGGCGCGGGCGATCTTTGCGAAGCTCAGGAACAAGGATTTGCAGAAGTTGCCGCCCGATCAGCAGGCGCAGGCAAGGGGATTGCTGACGCGGTTTCTAAAGGCTGCGACAGGAAGAGAAGAGAGCGCGGAGGCTCGACCGTGAAGTTGAGACACTTTATTCCGATGCTGTTGCTTTTATTCGCGGCTCCCGCATGGGCGCAGACACCTACGCCAACAGATACCCCGACGGCTACAATCAGCGTCACGCCGACTGCAACAGCCACAGCTACGACCACGGCTACGCCGACAGGCTGTGGAACGCTGGTGCAGGCGATAAACGGCAATACGGCTTCTTGTAGTGCAGCATTTCCGACTACCAACAGCTTTACTCCGACTGCTGGAGAATTGATTGTCGTCAACGTGAGCATTTCGGGAACTGGCACGACCCCCTCATCAATTACCGTTACCGACACGCAAGGGAATCTATGGATTCCGCACCCTCAAAACAACAATGCAAATGTTTGCTCACCTACCGCTAGTGTTTGCGCCGCCCAATTTGCGACTATCGCGAAGGCAAGCACCGCTGATGTTGTGACAGCTCATATCGGAGCACCCGGTTCGGGGACTTGCAGCGGCACGATTTCGGTAGTGGACTTATCGGGCAACGCGGCCTACGCCGGTTACGATGTTTCAAATTGGGGCAGCACGGGATACAGCACGACTCAAATAACCGGGCTGACGCCGACTACATCAAACAATGCCGAAATTATCGTCGGCATGTCAGGTATCAATGGATCGAATCTAGGGGCGACAAGCGGGCCTACGGAATATGGAACGGCTAGCGGCTCGAGCAGTACGGCAATCAACACTGTGCTCCGTAATAGCGCGCAATTTGTCGGCTGGGTCAATCAAAATGGTGCGGGCACTGAGGGGTTGAGTTGGACGACAAGCCCAAATGTCTATAACACCGGCTTAATCGGCGCATTCCTTTGTGCAGGCGAATCAACTCCAACTCCATCGCCAACGATAACGCCGACTCCAACCGCAACAAAGACGGTGACTCCGACGCCGACCAAAACGCCCACTGTGACGGCAACACCTACGATCAGCGCAACGCCGACAATCAGTGCGACCGCGACTGCAACCGCAACCAAAACTGCGACCGCCACTGCGACGCCCACGGCAACACCCACGGCGATTGCAGGATGTCCGCTATTCATTTCGGAAATGTCGCCTACTTCGCTTTGGGTTCCGCCGAGCAGCGGGAACACGATCCCCGATTCCATCGACTCCAATCCGCTGACGATTCAGGGCGATTCCAACTATACGCTCGAACCAGGCAACGCGATCTACTGTAACGCGCTGCAAGGGCCGAACGGCTGCGATCTGACCAGTTCGGTTGCTTATACCAGCCCGCAGCCGATGAGCTTGCTTGTGGCGTATTCCGGCACGGGTGGGCCGCTGGCTCAATTCGGCGGTTTTTCTTCGATTCAGAGCTTCCAGCAATTCTACGAACTCTATCTGGATACCTTCGGAAAGCTCAGTTTCGGTACGTTCAATTACGGTGCTCTGAACGTGCTCCAGAGCAAGACGCCGCAGAATTACGCCGATGGGAATGAACACATTGCGGTCGCGAGCATCGGCAATCAGGGGATGAATCTATACGCCGATGGAACCAAGCTCGGCAGCCTGAATTCCAGTCTCGCAAACTATACCAACGGATACTGGTTCTTCGGCGGGGCCGCGCTGACTGGTGCAAGCCCGTCGGGAAATACATGGCCTTATGCTCCGCCGTCCTCGTGGTTTAACGGAACTCTCTATTGCATGGCGTGGTGGAACGGAACGCAACTGACGGATCAGCAGGCGCAATCCGCAACGCTGAACAAGCCGATTACTCCAGTCAATAACAACTATGCGACGATCACCGGCTCGATCGCTTCTCTGGTTCAAGGGACGGGATACGCTTACGCGAATCAGACGGTGACCTTTAAGACTCAGCAGTCGCAGGGGTCGTATCTGCCGGGGTGTGGTTCTCAAGTGCCTATCGCGCCGTCGCAGATGACGTATCAGACTGACTCGCAGGGCAATCTACCGAGCGGCTTACTCATCCCACAGGGTGCTCACGTCACATTCCAAGTCAACTCCGGGCCTGCGGTTCCGCTTACGGTGTCTTGTCAGAACAGCGTGGACATCGCGAGTCTGATGCTGGCTCAGAACGATCCGCCAGACGTAGTGGATGCGGTAGCTGTGCAAGGACCAGTATTCGCGGGAACGACGGTGACGAATCCGGGTCCGGGACAGACAGGTACAGCGACACTAACGGCACCGGGGAGTCAATGCCAACCCGCAAGCGGCAGTACAACGCTTAATCTTGCCAACGGTAATACTCAGTGCGTGACGCTCTCCGCAAGCTCGACGGTGACTCTAAGTGGCATGATCGATGGACAGCAAACCATCGTGGATACGATTGAGAATGCGTTGGGCGGTTATACGCCAACTTTTGCGGTCCCTGCCGGGTATTCACTGGTCTGGTCGGGTGGTGGTACTCAGCCGTCTTCTGCAACGGCAGCCAATACCTACAGCCAGTGGTCGTTCATCACTATCGGAACCGCCGTTCAAGGCGCGTTGATCTCGTCTCCGACAGGCGGAAATACTTTCTCGACTTTGAACGTGACTTCGGGCATCGCCGATACGGGCCAAGTGACAGTCACTCCGATCACGGCAGAATTGCCGACTGTGACGGTAAACGGAACCACCGGAAGCACGTCGTACAGCTATGCGCTGCAATGCAACGACGGAAATGCGGGAACGACTTGGCCTTTGTCTTTCGTAACCGTAACCAATGGCAACGCCACACTGAGCGGAACGAATTTCAATACGATCGCTGCGGCGGCGCAGCAGGGATGCGTCTCATGGACTGTGTTCAAAACGAATAGTTCGACGGTGTTGGGCGCGATTGCTTCTCCAACTGGCAGCCTGAATGACACCGGGCAGGCGACTTCGACCTACAGCGGCGCGACGGTGAATACGACTGGACAACTGAGTGCCGCCTTTCTCGCCGGGGATTTAACCACGCTTACAACAGTCGGCGACATGCTGACTGAAAACAGCGCCGATGAGAACGTCAGACTTCCGGGCTCGATAACTCAACTGCCGACGCCTCCAGCGCCGACAATCACAACCTTTGGCACGGCGGGCTCGACGACCTACACCTATTATCTCGTCTGCCATGACCGATATGGAAACAGCAGCTTGCCCACAGGCGGCGGCTCAACCGGCCTTGGCAACGCGACTCTCAGCACGAGTAACTATAATATCGTCACCCTCCCTGGTGAAGTGGGCTGCCTGACGTGGGACGTGCTTTCCCCTGATACTGCGCATTCAGTCGCATTGGCTCAACCCGGACCGACTTTCAACGATTATGGCTTGGGCTCAAGTCCCTACACAACGCCGACACTGAATACGACGGCTGCGGATTCCTACCTGCTCAGTTCTCCGAATACCAGCGCGAGCCCGATTCTGCCAAATCCGCCGACATGGCAAACGATTTTGCCGTCGGATGTTTCGGGGTTCGATAATGTGACGGTGACGGGCATACCAGCGCAAAACTCGCTGATCGTAGGAACGGGGCCGAATACTGCGACTTGGCAACCGGGGCTCAACATCACACAACTGATTACACATGGAGAACGGTGCTTTACCGCAACAGGTACATACACGATTCCAGCCAATGTATACTCGATGGTCGCTGATTGCTGGGGTGGCGGGGGTGGGGGTGGCGGATATGGTTCGGGGGATACGGCGGGCAGCGCCGGCGTCATAACGACGCTCGCTTATGGATTCAGCACGGTTTGTTCGGCGGCTGGCGGATCGGGAGGGCCGGGTGCTACTCACGGTAATGCGGCCAATGGCGGATTAGGCGGTGTAGCCGGAAGCATCGGCGCGTTGAACATAGCTGGAAGCAATGGCTTCTCAGGGCTTACTTCGGGAACAGTAACAGCGACAGTAGGCGGTGGCGGCTTGGGAGGCATCGCGCCAGGATTGGGAAACGGCAGTTACGGGGCTGGCGGCAACGGTGGCGGCGGCAACAGCAACGGTGGTGGTGGTGGCGGTAGCGGCGCAAAGAATGAAAACCAGTTCGCGGTGACGCCGGGCGGTACGCTTACACCGACTGTAGGCACTGGCGGCGCTGCTGGGACTGGCGGAGATGATAACGGCAATCCCGGCGCAGCAGGTCTGATTTGCATAAGTTGGTAGGAGAATTTATGAAACGTGGCAAACTGATTGTTCTCTTTCTGATTGCGGGCTGTCTCTATGCGATACCCGATGCCCGCGCTCAGACTGCAACACCAACTGCCACGGCCACCGCCACCGCGACGGCAACCACGACGGCGACTGCGACAGCGACCACAACGCCTACAATTTCAGCCACGCCGACGGCGACAGCCACGAGCAGTCCATGCGCTCTTTCAACGCCAAGTTCTACGAGTGGCTTGAGCGGCCGATATACTTGTTGTTTGACGCAAGTGGGTTCTTCAGTAGCTCCGGTTCAGGTCAAACCGCCGTGGCCTATGACTACATGGAGTATTACCTGGAGAACGGGCGGCGCGGCTCCTGTTTTAATTTTCCCATATTCAGGGACTTTACCAAGCACCGCGCCAGCGAATGCGCATGAACTGTCGAGTCAGAATTCGTCCTATAGTGATTCCGTGGGTGTCGCGACACCCAGCGGCCTTAATGGCATTGGGGAAGCATGGGCGGCAGTATTGGAGACGGGAAGCACACAGGTTCCCGTAGACGCCTGCTGGAGATAACAATGCGGCGCATCTGGCTTCTTATGATCGCCTTTCTCCTGCTCCCTTGCGCGGCATCAGCGCAAAATTCCAGCTACGGCCAGATTCCCGGCACCACCGTGTATGGTCCTCCGCAAGCCGTCAATCAAGTGTTAACATCAACAGCGG